AACGGAAATTGTAGCAGACGGAGCAATGTGGAATAAAACAGATGATCAGCCGTCACCAGGTGAATATTGGGAAGAGGCAGGATTTAAAATGACTAGAATGTTTAAAGATAAAAATCGCGTAAACGGATTAATGCAGGTACATCAGCACATGATGACACTGGGCGAAGACGGCAAACCGATGATGTTAATATTCGATCACTGTGTTGATTTTATCCGCACAATTCCGGTGCTTACGCCCAGCCGGAACAATCCGGAAGATGTTAATTCAACACTGGAAGATCATATTTACGATGAAACCCGTTACGCGTGTATGAGCGAGTTCGCGAAATTCCCGGGCCGCGCGCTTCGCAAACAGAACGGAAGCTGGAACTTCGGGAAGCAGAAAGCCGCAAGCTGGGACGCATTGGGGGATTATTAATGAAAAGCTACAAAGAATTTTTAATAGAAAGACCAGGGTACTCTGACACTTTAAAAGTAAGGGTATATAAAACAAAGAAGACAATGAAAAGAGATAATGAAAAAATCTGTAAATTGTTTAATTACGAATTTAGATCAGGAGATTTTGACGCGGTGTGGACAGACACGCCGAATGCAAAATGTAAATATTCACAAGGTAAAGCAAGGCCGTTAATGTTCGGGGTAATGTTTTTTTATGAAGAAAAACTAAGAACCGATATTATAGCGCATGAATGTTTACATGCCGCGTTATCTCATGATTGTTTTGTAACACAATATATAGGCCATTATTACGGCGATGATGAGGAAAGGCTTGTATGTTATTTCCAATGGCTGTTATTAACTATATTAAAAACATTAAAGAAGGCGGGATATAAATTTAAATAAAGCTCTTGACGGGTTTTATAAATATATGTTATAACCTAAGTAATCCTATCGGCTACCGTAAAAATCGGCGTTGACGGATTATGTTCTTGTTTTATTTCATTTACCGGCTACCGTAAATAATCGGCGCTGGTAAATTACAATTTATTGGCTACCGGAAAACCGGCGTTAATAGATACTTAATTTCCGCATGTATTGAATTTTGCGGGCAGGAGTGTCTATGGGCCGGGAAAGCGTAGCTGAAAAAGAAAAAGTTGTTAATCTAAAAAAGCATTATGAACGATTAAAGAAGGAACGCGACAAGCGTCTGTCTGACTGGAAGGACGTTCAAAAGTTTGTCGCGCCTTCTGTTTATAACTGGGACAATCCGCACGATAAAACCCCAAAAAGAGCAATACGGTTTACAAGCCGTCCTACACAATTCGCCAAGACGCTGCGCTCCGGCCTTGTAGGTTATTCCATATCGCCTAATATCGTATGGCAGAAACTCACGTTCGAAGATCAAACACACTTAGATAAAATCCACGGCGCCAAAGACTGGCTTGAGGAAGTAGAACGAAAGCTTTACGCGGAGTTCAGAAGGNCCAACCTTTACAAGCAGGCGGGCGTTATGATATCAAGCGCTGTTGACTACGGCCACGGCGTTATGCTTATCGATGAATTAATTAAAGAAAATAGACTGCGTTATATGGCTTTGAAAACGCAGGAAATATATCTTGATACCGATGAATACGATAACACCGATACTGTATTTCGCAGGTATGCGATGTCATTACGGAACGCCGTGTCTTTTTTCGGGATTGATAAATTAAGTAAAACGCAGCAAAACGATCTTAAACTCGATGAAAACACAGACAAAGAAATAGTTGTTATTCACGCGGTTTATAAACGCGATGATATCGATGATGATTCACAGGACGCGAATAATATGCCCTACGCGTCGGTTTATTTCGATGAAGATGAAAACAGAATCCTTATGGAATCAGGATACAATGAATTCCCGTTTGCGGTTTTTATTTGGGAACCTGTCTATGGAACGCCGTACGGAGAATCGCCCGCGATACAGGCGTTAGATGATATCCGTATATTAAATAAAATCGACGAACAAAAATTAAAAGTAGCGCAGATGGCTGGATCGCCTGCGTACAATTTGCCGGAAACAATGCGCGAACAGAACAGCGTAGTGCCTAACGGGCACTATTATTACGATAAAAACTATCCGCAATCGATTATTACGCCTGTTAATTCCGGCACAAATTTCCCAATTACTTTGGAAGTATATCACGATATCGAAGACCGCGTTAAAGACTGGTTTAATGTCGATTTCTTTCTTGCGTTACAGCGGAAACAAGACCAGCGGATGACCGCGACCGAAGTAATTGAGCTGCAGGGCGAAAAAGCTTCGGTACTTTCAGACCTTGTTGTCAATTTAAATTCCGCATTAGAAAAAATAATACAGCGCAGTTTCAATATCCTTTGGCGGCAGGGAAAAATTCCGCAGCCTCCCGCGGCTCTTGCAAACTCAGACGCTCAAATATCTGTTGATTTCATGGGTCCGCTTGCACAGGCGCAAAAGAAATACCATGAAAGCCACGGCATCCAGCAGAGCCTTAACCTCATCGGCGCAGTCGCGAAGATTGCAGGTCCGACAGCTCTTGACGTTGTGGACTTTGATTCCACGCTTAAGCGCGGATTAGAAGGCATGGGCTTTCCGCAGGACGCCATCCGCGAAGATAAGGATATCGAGGAAATTCGCAAACAGCGCGCGGAACAGGAAGCGAAGCGCGATCAGATGGCTGTGGCAATGGAGCAGCAAAAAAATATGATGGGCAATTACAACAAATTAAACGAGCCTGTAAAGCCGGGCTCCGCAATCGATGAGCTGAATCAACAGATGGCAGGCATGCAAGGAGGCGGAATGTGATAAATAGAAATAGACTTCCATTAATAACATTATCAACAGCACAAAAAATATATGGAACAGATAACACTACTTTTCTGCGTCCGCAATATATTGAAGATGGTTTTTGCCAATGGTGTGGTAAACAAATAATAGAAAAAAGAAGAAAAACCTGCTGTTCAAAAGAGTGTTCGAAAAATTTTAATATTGCTACAAGTCCGGTATATTATGCTAATGTCGGAAGTCGCGGAGGTTATGCTAACCACATATTAAGGCGTGATAATTATACTTGTCAGAAATGCAATGAATTTCACGGTTGTATAAATGAGCATGGTATAAAACTGCCTACAACAGACGGCGAATTAGAAATACATCATATTAATCAAGTTCAATATGGCGGTGATGATGCGCCTGATAATTTAATTACAGTTTGTAAGATATGCCATAAAAAAATTCATAAATACAGAGGTAACTAAAAATGAAAAAACAAAACGACTGGTGGAATAACAAAAGACTTTCACCAAAAGAAAAAAACGAGATGTTAGTTGAAACCTGCCAAAGGTTATTTAACACCGAAGACGGCAAGATTGTTCTTAATATGCTTTTAAATGACCTGCGTCTTTATGAGCCTGCGAATACAAAGCGCGAAAAAACTCTTAATGAATATGCAAAATTTTTTATTCGGGAGCGGCTGGGCTTAAGCGGTACAAAGTCTTTAACAGATTTTATCGCGCAAACAGCGTTTGAGACCATCTCTTCCGGTGGAGGTTATAAAAATGCAGAACCTGATTAACAGGGTAAAGCTGTTCCTGGCGCCTGACGGCGCAGGAGGCGGATCGGCGGATAACGGCAGCCAGCAGGCCGGTAACGCGGAATTATTATCTAACGCATTCGGCGCTGGCGCGGAAGGAGCGAAACCCGAAACTAAACCTGAAGAAGGGAAAAAGGACGCAGGGGGAAGTAACGGAAACGAAACAGTTAAAAATAAACTGGCGGCCTGGGCCGATCAGCTGCCGCCCGAGTTGAAGGACAATCCTGAAACGGCTGGCAGGCTTGCGAAGTTTGGAAAAATCGGAGATATGGCGAAAGCCTATCTTGATCTTGAAGGCAAAGCGGCNGGCGTTGTTATTCCCGGGAAGGACGCAAAACCGGAAGCGGTTGCGGAATTCTGGGAAAAAGCAGGAAGGCCGAAAGCGGCGAACGGTTACAGTTTCGCCAATGACGCCGAAAGTAACGGCGCGGCCTTCGCGCAGGCGGCGTTTGCAGCTAACTTAACCGAAGCGCAGGCAGCGGCAATGCTCAAAAACCTTAACGATATCGGCGCCGTTAACCAAAAAGCTTTTCAGGAAAAAATCCAAATCAAGCAGAGAGAAACCGCGATCGCGCTCGAAAAAGAATACGGCTCAAAGTACAAGGAAAACATGGAGTACCTTACCCGCGGATTAAACGCGGCGGGACCGAATGTCGCAAAACTGCTTACGGGCGCAGGCCTTTCAGGGGAAATTGAAATTGTTAAAGCCTTCATTACCTACGGGAAAATGACTGCGGAAAGCGGAGCAACCCGGGGAGGGGAAGCGG